CGGCGTGCAGGCTCTTACAGGCGGCTCTGGGGCTCGTCTCCAATACTTTATCGAGAACGCAGCCTACCAAGCATTTGTTCCCATCCTGGAAGCCTTCCATGCGATGAACCAACAGAACTTGAAGCCCTCGCAAGTCAAGAACATTCTAACTAAGGAGCTTGAAGTTGCCTACAATGGCGATGCTCTAGACTTACTAAATGCCGATGTGGACTTTGACATCCTGGCGGCATCTCGCTTGCAGGCACGTATGGCTTATCGTGCTTCTCTGCCACTGATCTATCAATTCTTGCTGACTGAGCCTGTAATTCAAGGACTTCAGATTGAAGGCAAGAAAGTCAATATCTCCGAACTCGTCAACATGCTGTTCCAGGTTACTGGTTGGCCGAACGAGCAAAACGTTGTTGTGGATATGAGTCCTGAAGATCAGCAGCGTCTTATGATGCAGAATCCCGCAGTACAGCAGCTTATGACGCAGCGGGCACAATCGGCACAACAAACCGAAGACAAGTCTCAGTTACTCACTGAGGAAACTGAGCAACAGGCAGGCCGCGACGTAATTAGGGCTTTACTCAAACAGATGGAAGGTCCAACAGTCGGTGCCAAAGTGAACAATGGAAAATAACCTTTCACTTGAACAGAAGGAAATCATCAAGCAGTTCGAGGATGGGCGGTTACTCCAGGATACTTTAAATACTCCTGGATGGCAACTTATCCTCGACATTATGGAAGAAGACGTAGCGAAGGCTGAATTTCAGCTTATGAACTACAATGGCTCAGACCCCGACGACTTAGTAGCTCTACACCGCCGCGCTCGTGATAAGCGTGAATTCTTCCAAGAAATACAACATCGAATTGCTACTCGTATTGAGGCCGCGATTCGTACTCCCCAATTGGTAATGCAACTCGACTCTTCTCCCCAAGATGAGGCGTGGTAGTACAGCAACCGGATTGTTGCAATATGGCTAACACTGAAAAAAATCCTATCTTTGATGACATTGGCAGTGAATTTCTAATTTCAGAACCCGAACCGAAACCGGAAACAAAACCGGAAGACAAACCCGCAGAGAAGAAATTCAAGCGGGAGATTGACCTGGGCGATGGCTCAGGCAAGCAGGTGTTCGAGGGTGCGACCGCTGAAGAGTTACTAGATGCGCTGGCGAAAGCACAGGAGAACGCGACCAAGAAGATTCAACAGCAGAATAAGGAATTGAAAAGAGTCCGCCGCGAAGCAAGGCGTCCACAGCCTGTTGTTGCGCCGGACCCTGAAATCCCCGCGTTGACTGCTGATGAAGAATTCCTGGTAGCTCAGGAACTCGGCAATAAACCGACTCAGGCTTTTAAAAAGCTCTTTGAGTCCGTGACCGGCGTGAAAGTCGATAGTCTTAAATCCATGCGTCAGATGATGGCGGAGATGGCCGCAGCGGGTGAGTCCGCACGGGCGGCACAGGACTTTATCGAAGAGCACGCGGATGATTATCATCCTACTCCTGGTAATTCGCGCAAACTTCAGGAATACCTGGGCGAACATAATTTGCCCCTGACTCTGGAAAATCTCGAAGAAGCATTCGATGAGTTGAGCGCCGCAGGCGAACTGCGGAAGGCTCCCGAGCCCAAACCCCAAGAGATTAAACCCGCTGATGAATCTCGGATTGAGAAACCAGCGGAACATACACCAGCAACGAGCAGCGGATTGAGTGAACATTCTGGCCGACGCGAACCGGATGTTCATGCCAATCAAGCTGCGTTGACCGACGAGGATATTTGGAGTCTGCCTATGGATCAGGCGCGTGAGCGGATTGCCCATGCACTGCATTCTCAGCGGAAAGCCTAATTCCCGGTAAACCGCATTTACGGTTATTCCCTAGAAGAAGATTATTGAAAAGTGGCTTATTCCCCCGCTTCGACTCTTACTACCACTTCGGGAATCAACCATCAGGCGACTGTATGGTATGACCGGGTGGCCGTTGAGAATCTGAAGGCTTATCTTCCTTTTGCCGCGGCTTGCGAACGGCGTAGGCTTCCAGAGCGGAATGGCAAAACCATTCAGCTTTTTACCTATGACTTGTTCGATGACAATACCACGCCGGGTACAGAAGGTACGGTCGGTACTGGTATCGCGCCACAGACTGAAGTCAGGTCTGTATCGCTGAAACAGTATTTTGACTTTATTTCCTTCTCTGACCTGATTGTGGAAACTGCCATTGACCCCATTGTAGAGAATTCTGCTGCTGAACTTGGTTATAGGGCGGCTTTGACCGTCAATAGCCTTGTCATTACAGAATTCGACGTAGTGGGTGCCCTAAGTGGCGGCACCACGGATATTGCGGACGGTAGTTATCTTACTCCTGAAGACGTTGACGAAGCTGTTGTCGGTCTTCGCGGTGATGATGTTCGTCCGAAGAGTGATGGGTATTTCTACACCATCGTTCACCCCTTCCAGACCTATGATCTGGTCAACGACAACACTTCAGGCATGACTAGTGTTCTGAAGTACACGGAATCTGGACAGAACGTTTTGCAGCGTGGCGTCCAGGGTTTCCGGGTCTTTGACTGGCGTGGTGCCCGGATTATCGAGACCACAACGGTCCCGACTACGGCTGATGTGCCTGCTGCGGGTAAGACCGCATACAGCGCCTATGTCGTGGGGCAGAACGCTGTGTTCACTGTGAGCCTCGGTGCAACCGATGTTCCTGGCGAACGCAACTTCAGGCTGATGGTGAAGAACTATGCTGATGCTGACCGTGCTGACCCCGCGGCTGTGATTGGCGCATCTTGTGGTTACAACTTCAAGTTTGCTGCGATCCGGCGTCCGGGTACTACTCTGGGCTTGCACCGCATTCGTTCGGAAGTCTCCATTTCCTAAACAACCGCTTTGGCCGTGTGCGTTAACACGGCCACTTTAATTAACAGGCCAATGTTAGTCGAACCAGACAAAACAAAGTTGGGCGACGGTTATATCTCAGCAGAGGAAGCACTGAAAAAGTCCTTTGAAGATACAGAGCGTCGAGTTGAACAGTATCGCTTGCCGGACCAGGATGAGTTAGCTGAGGAATCACGTAGGCTTGGACATCCTATGACATCCAACGAGTTGATCCGGCGTGTTACAAAACTCAATCCTGACTTATGGGCCGAAGATAGCATTGCTAACCCTAAGACGGTGACTGGATTCTATACAGCCCACGATAAGAAGAAAATCTTCTGCGTGGCCTTTGACAAAGGCTGGCTCCCCGAATTTTCCATCGTAGTCGAAGATCGCGCTGGTTTGCCGGTTCGTGAAAGACGTGGCTGGCGAACTGTATTGGTCCGACTCTTGGAAGGCGGTTATCTGACCTTTGAACAAATCCTCGCCGGGTTTGGTGACGCGCTCGGGACGAACAACCGGCGCTGGCGCTCTCTGGTAAGGAACTATAGGTGATTTATTGTGGAACAAAAGGAACCGAAAATTGAAATGACG